GCCGATACGCTCAAGGCGTGGTACTTGCCGACCGCATCGGTGGGCGGTGCTGCCAACGTCCTTGATTTGTCATCGGTCGCCCGTAACGGCGGCAAGCTCATTGCAATGGCAACGTGGACGATTGACGCAGGCTACGGCGTGGATGACAACCTTGTGTTTGTCACCGATCAAGGCGAAATCATCGTTTACCGCGGCACCGATCCCTCAAGCGCATCTACATGGGCGCTGATCGGCGTGTGGCAGGTCGGTTCGCCCATCTCGCGCCGTTGCGTGACTAAATACGGCGGTGATTTGCTGATTTTGACGCTAGATGGCTTAATCCCAATGGCCTCGGCGCTGCAATCGTCGCGGCTTGACCCGCAAGTGGCGCTGTCTGACAAGATTCAAGGCGCATTTGCTGCCGTTACGCGCCAATACAAGGGCAATTTTGGCTGGGGGCTGCTCTACAACCCGCTTAACAATGCCTTGATTGTTAACATTCCAGTAGGCACAAACTCGCAACAACAGTTTGTGATGAACAACATCACTAAAGCGTGGTGTCGGTTCACCGGCTGGTACGCCAATTCGTGGACTTTGCTTGCCGACACCCCGTATTTCGGTGGCGACGGCGTTGTGGCAAAGGCGTGGACGACGGGAACAGGGTCAGAAAGCTACGCTGACAACGGCGCTGCAATTGCGACGCGCGCTTTGCAAGCGTTTAACTACTTTGAGACGCGCGGCGTCATCAAGTATTTCACCCGTGGACGACCGACTATCTACAGCAATGGTCAACCGGCCATTAGCATCGGCGTCAACGTGGACTTTCAGACCGCCGACATCGTAGGCCCGCTTTCCTTTTCGCCCACCGCTTATGGTTTGTGGGATGTAGGACTGTGGGGAACGGCTCTATGGGGGTCAGATACAGTCGTCACGAACAACTTTGTGGGACTTCAAGGCATCGGATACTGCGCTGCCGTCAATTTCAACAGCAGCAGCAAGAATCTGACGCTGGAGTGGGCATCAACTGACATCGTTTATCAACTCGGATGGGCTGGCGCATCGTAAGCGGCCCCCATGTGGGGCATTGGGTCACCGCGCAGACGGACGGCGGCTATCACGCCGAACGATCTAACGCCATCGGGCTTGAGAAAGACGGAAAGTTGGTCGCAGGAACCGTTTTTGAGATGTGGAACGGCAGATCGGTCGTCTGCCACATCGCATGGGAGCGTGTTACGCCGACGTATATGGCAGCCGTTTACGATTATGCCTATAACGTCTGCAATGTTGATAAGATAATAGGGCCGATTTCCAGCAACCATACCCGGGCGCTGAAACTGGTCACGAAAATGGGGTTTTCCGAGGAAGCGCGCATTAAAGATGGCGCACCCGATGGAGACATTGTTTTTATGACGCAGACACCTGACAAGTGTCGTTTTTTGGAGCCGAGGTATGGGCAAAAGATCACCAGCACCGCCGCCAGCGCCTGATTACGCCGCATTAGCGCGACAACAGGGCGCAGCCAACGTGGAAGCCGCCAGAACGTCGGCTTACATGAGCAATCCCAACGTCTATACGCCGTATGGGACGCAGACCGTCACTTGGTCGCGCACCCCGAACTTTGACGAGGCGGCGTATCAAAAGGCGTTAGAGGCGTACCAATCGGGCGGCATTTTAGATAACGATGGTCAACGCGGGCAGATGCCAAGCCGCGAGCAATTTACGACGTACATTGAGCAACCAACGGTACGCCAAGAGTTGCCGTATTGGGCGCAAACTGCCGTCAACAACGAACAGCAAGCGCAGGCTCGTCTTGCGATGGCGGCCAACCAAGCGTCGGCGCGTCTCGGTGAGTTGCCGATTGCACAGCAGTTTACGGGCGCAGGCATCCCCGGTATCGATTATTCCGGCGCTGCCGTTCGCCCGATTGAGGCGCACCTTAACCTGATGGGCTACGGCACTCCGGTGTCGCAAGTCTCCCCGCTCGCTACGCCCGAGCCGGTGCGTGTCGCAGGGCAAGCCGGTGCCAACATTGAAGGTGTCGGCCAGATTCCGTTCGCCCCTGACCTGATGGGCATGGGCTACGCAGGCGGCGGCCCGCAGCCGTACAACCTGCAAGGGTTAAATCTCTCCAATGTCGCGCAGGTGCAAGGCGCACCCGCAGGCGGCTTGTTCGGCATGGCGTCAGGCGGCCCCGGCGGGCTGAACCTACAAGGGCTAAACACCAGCGGCGTCGGTGGCGTGGCACAAGGCCCGCAGCAAGGCCAGTTTGGTCAGGCGCAGCGCAGCGTTCAAGGGCCAGAGTTGCAGCGTCAGATTGACATTGCCAACTTGCCGCAAGGCCCGGTCAACGCAGGCATGACCGCGCAAACGGCGTTGCTCTCGCGTTTATCACCGCAGTTGCAAGGCGAGCGTCAGCAGCTTCAAACGCAACTGATCAACCAAGGCTTGCGACCGGGCGGTGAGGCGTACAACTCCGCGATGGCCGCACAGATGCAGAAGGAAAACGACTTGTTGCTGCAAGCCGCCGCACAGGGCATCAGCCTTGACCAAGCGGCCCGTCAGCAAGCGTTTGCCGAACAGCAATCCCGCGCTATGTTTGCCAACCAAGCCGCTCTGCAAGGCTTTGGTGCGGGCATGGAGCAAGCAGGGCTGTATAACACGGGTATGCAGCAGGACTTGCAAGCCGCATTGGCAACGCAAGCCGCGCAGAACCAAGCCCAACAGCAAGCCTTCCAGCAGCGTCTGCAAGCCGGTGAGTTTGGGCAAGAGGCACAATTGGCGTCCTTCGGCACCCAACAGCAGGCGGCAGAGGCGTACAACCGCGCTATCGCGCAGAACTACCAACAAGCGTTGCAATCGCAACAGGCCGCTAACGCCGCGCAAGCACAACAGTTCGGTCAGGCGGTCGGTGCTGGTGAGTTTGACCGCGCACGGCTGATGGAACAGTTTGGCATGGCATCCTCGGCGCAAGAGATGGCGAACCGAGCGATTGCCCAAAACCAAGGCGCACTTACGCAGCAATACCAGAACGTGCTGGGCGGTCAGCAACAGTACATTGACCAGCAAATGGCTGCCGAGCAGTTGCGTAACCAAGCCATCGCGCAGAACCAAGCAGCGCAGATCGCTGTGCAACAAGCCAACCTTGGCCGTCAGCAGCAAAACTTTGGTCAGCAGATGTCGCAGGCTGAATTGGCTAACGCCGCCCTCGCGCAGCAGCGTCAGGCCGCGATTGACCAAAACACCTTCTACAACCAAGCGTTGCAGCAGATGTATAACCAAGAGATGGGGCAGAGCCAGTTCTACAACACGGCTGTGCAACAGGCTCTCGCGCAACAAGCAGCGATCCGCTCGCTCCCGATCAACGAGATTAGTGCGTTGCTCTCGGGCGGTCAGGTCACGGTGCCGCAATTCCAAGGCTATAGCGGCGTCACAATCGCCCCTGCTCCGGTATTCCAGGCAGGCCAAGCGCAAGACGCAGCAGCGATGCAGCGTTATGGCATCCAAGCGAACCAGGCAGCGTCCAACATGGGCGGGTTGTTCAACTTGGCCGGCTCGCTTGGAAGCGCGGCTTTGTTATCTGACCGTCGTTTGAAATCTAACATCGTGCGTTTAGGTACGCACCCGCTCGGCATCGGAATCTACGCTTACGACATTTTCGGCGAGCGTCAGCTTGGCGTGATGGCCGACGAAGTGGAGCAGGTCAAGCCGGAGGCGGTACTGACGCACTCAAGCGGCTTCAAGATGGTCAACTACGGGGCGCTCTAATATGCCGTACTTCAAAACGTACAAAGATCGCGCTGACGCCCAGCGCCTCGCGCAAATGTTGGCGATGCAAGAGGCCAACCAAGCGATCAATACCGATTACGCGGCGATGCCGACAATGGCGATGCCGACAGGATCGGTTGATCCGCAAGAGCTGTTAAAAATGCGCGAAATGATGAATCGACGAACCGCGCAGAACGCGCAAAATCTCGGTAAACGCTCATTTAGCACCACAACGCCATTCAACACAGGCGGTTTAGCATGAACGGATTTAGACCCGACCAACCACAGCGCATGGCACAAATGCTGGCAATGCAGGAGCGCAACCGTTCTATCGGTGCGCCCGCAGGCCAACGCGACGGGATGCCCGCAATGCGTCCTAGCCTCGCCTATAGCGGCGCTACGCCCAACACCGCCTCTGGCGTACCTCCGCAGGCCATGAACTTTAACGGCCCGCAGATGACGCCACAGCCAGGCATGGGCGGCATGGCGATGGAAGGCGTTCCAGGCCGCTCTGGTGGCGCGATGATGCCACGCCCGCAAATGGGAATGCCGAGGGTCGGCGGCATGATGGCGCGCTCGCCGCAGGTAGGCGGCATGGGATCTCGACCGCGTATGCCCTCGTCGCCGGGTTTGACGACCCCGCAGGGAGGCGGTTACAGAGGAGACTTTGACTATGGCCAAGAGTAACCCTGTATTTCGCGCACCGACCGCGTATGAGGAGGAGATGCTGCGGGCGCAGCGTCAGCAGCAGTTAGCGGAGATGCTCCGCCAACAATCGTTTATGCAGGAACCGGAATCTCCAACCTACGAAGGGTTTCGTGCGATGCCGACGCCGACGAACGCCCTGGCGCGTATTCTGTCGGCTTATACGTCCAAGAAGATTGGCGAGAAGGCAGAGGAAGCCGAGCGCAAAGCCCGTGAGGCTGATGTCGCCGAGTTTGAGACGCTTCGCCGCGACCTTGGCCCGCAGACTCAAGTCACCGGCCCCGATATGTTTGGCGACCCTATGGAGATGGCCGGCAAATACACGCCGCCTGTCACCCAGACGGTGATGCCGACGTTCCAAGAGCAAGAGACGCGGCTGATGGAAGCCATGTCAAGCGGCAGCCCTCGAGCGCAGCGTTACGCGCAGCTCATGCTGTCGCGTCAGCCGAACGTCAGCATTGAAGCGTTAATGGAAGCCTCGCCAGAAACCCGCGAGCAATACCGAATAACTCGAGATCCGTTCGTCTTGGCCAAGCCGCCAAAGGCCGGGAATTTGCCGAGCGACGTTGAAACGTATCAATACTATGTCGCCGATCAACAGCGATTGAATAAGCCAGCCAAGTCGTTTGAAGATTGGCGATTGACCAAACCGCCTAGCATGGTTTTTCAAATGCCAGGCGAAAAGACAACGAATGCTTACACAACTGCATTGAGTTCAAAGCTAGCGGATCAAGATGCCACAGATTTGGCAGCAGGAGAGCAGGCACTTCCGCAAATTGAAACGTCATATCGAATCCGTGATTTGTTGAAGCAAAACCCCATTACTGGCAGCGGTGCAGCACCTCGATTAGCCTTTGAGAAGGGCTTGGAAACTTTGGGCTTTAGCAAAGGCAACAGAGCCAGCATCACCGAAAACTTGATGTCAGAGCTTGCAAAAACAACGCTGGCTGCAATCCCAACTAGCGGCCTCGGATCAGGCGCAGGATTTACCGGCAGCGATCGTGAGTTCTTGCAAGATTCTGCTGCGGGCCGTAAAGAGCTAACGGCGGCAAACCTGGAATATTTGGCAAGAATAAATGAAAAGGTAGCTCGCATTAACATTCAAAAGAGCAACAGAGTTCGATCGCGGCTTCGCAAGATGCCCGAGTTTGTTGGGCTGCCTGATAGATTCCCTGATGTCATTGCGCCGCCGTCTTATGGCAGTCGTTTGCCAGAAGGCTTTGATCTCGAAAATCCACCTCGATAAGCGAGAACGTCATGGCATACAAAGAAGGTCAAATCGCACGACATCGAGAAACTGGCGAAAGAAGGATCTTTCGCAACGGAGAATGGCAGCCGCTGACGCCACCAACGCCTGACGCTCGCGTCATGGGCGCGCAAATGCCTGCCTCGGCTCAAGGCGCGCTGACGTTTGGGCAAGGCGCAACCTTCAATATGCTCGACGAATTGGCTGGCGCTGCGGCGCTTGGGCAACTTGGGCAATCCTATGCGATGGGCGGCACTCCTACCGCGCCAACGCGAGCCGATTACACCGCACCGCGTGACATCATTCGCGGCGGTACTGCTGCATTCGCCGAAGCCAATCCCAAGACCGCGCTTGGCCTCGAGATGGCGGGCAGCCTAGCCACGTTACCGTTCAGCATGGGCGGATCTGTCGCCCCGCTTGGTGCAGGCTATCGCTCGATAGCAGGTCGTTACGTTGCCCCGATCGCAGGCCAAAGCGCACTTGGTGCGACAGGCGCCAGCGAAGCCGAAACGACCCCCGAACTTGCCAAAGATATTTTGCTTGGAACCGGCGCAGGCGTTGTTACGGGTGGCGTAACTGGCCTTGGCATCAAAGGCGCTGGCGCAGTCACGCGAAGCATGGTGCCGTCCATGCAGCGTGAGTTTGAGCTGCAAGCACCTCGAGAGCGTTTAGCGCAGCTTTTGCAGCGTGATGCGTATGCGCGTATTCCGCCCGACACGCTCGCCAAGCAAGAGCGTATTGCCGAGCTTGAACGTCAATTAAAAGTCATTCCTGGCCCATCGCTGATGAAGGCGCGGATGCAGGAGGAACTGAACGCGCTAACGAGCGGCGTAGAAGCCGACCCGACGCAAGTGGCTGCTGCTCGATTGCAGCGCCCTCGAGGCGGTGGCCTCGGGCCGGAGGCGCCGATTGCCGCAACGGGATCTGCCACTCGCGCAGAACTAAAGTTGTTGCGTAATCAACCCGGTTCAACGGAAGGCATGATTGATAGAGCGGTTAAGCCGCTTATTAACAGACGCGGTGATCGTTTGCAGGCGTCAACAGACGAATTGCTAGACGCGCAAGGTGTGCCGTTCCGAGCGACGGTGCGACAATTTAACGAGCAAGCCAAGGCCAAGGCAGCACCGTTTTACGCGCAACTTGAAAATTATGACGTAACGGTTGATGCGGAGCTTCTTACGCTGTTAAACCGCGCAAGCGATACATTTGGAAAAGCGGAAAAATTGGCTCGGGTTGAAGGTATGCCCGAAAAATTGAATCTTGCTGGATTACGTTCCGGCGACCGCGTTCCATTTAATGTGTTAGATACGTTAAAACGAAATCTATACGACATTGAAGATAACGCAAAAGACAAATTTGGCAAACCCACGCAAGAAAGTCGCGCTTACACTAATTTGCGCCGCGATTTAACTAATAAATTGGACAATGTTGCGCCAAAAGATGATCAAGGCCGCAGCATTTATGATCTTGCGCGTGAAAACTTTGGCAGCGAAACGCAAATGGCAAACGCTATGAAGCGGGGCCGCGAAGTCATGTCCGAAGATGTTGAGGAATTAGCCGAAATTATTGACGACATGGAGCCGGCGCAATTAAGTGCGTTCCGACTTGGCGCGGCGCAAGCGTTACGCGCTCAAACAGATACCCCGGCAGGCCAATCAAAACTGATGAACCTGCAAAAATCGCCCGGTTTGCAAAAGCGTTTGCGCTTGGTGTTCGGCAACGACTTCCGCAAGTTCCAAGCAACGGTACTGCGTGAGGCAGAACTGCAAAAAACCGCTCGAGCAGGCGAAGGATCGCAAAGTTATTCGCTATTCAAAGGCGAAGAAGATCAAAACAAGCTCGCGCAAGCTTTGCAAGTCGCGCAGATGATGCAGGGCGACATGATTGCCGGTGCGGCAGCGGTTGCAGCTAAAGACAAGGGCAAGAAATTGACCGAACGTCAGCGTCAACAGCTGGCAGAATTGTTGTTGTTACGCGGTCAGCCCGCGCAAGATGAACTACGAAACGTGCGCCTGTATCTCGAGCGTCGCGCAGCAGCGCAAAAACGCGCACAAGAAGCATCAGGACGCATTGGCGCATTCGGCGCTGGATACGGCGCAGGCCAAGAATAGGAGTAAACGAGAATGAGTTTCAACGGCAGCGGCACTTTTGTTATTAACACGGCGGGGCAACCTGTCGTCGCTAACACCGTCATCTCGGCTACGGTCTTTAACGCCTTAACGTCAGACCTTGCCACGGGCCTCTCTACCTGTATCACCAAGGACGGTCAAACCACCGTTACGGCCAACATCCCGTTTGGCAATAACAAGATCACTAGCCTTGGCGCAGGCACGGCGGCAACTGACGCCTCCAACATGAGCCAAGTGCAGTCCACCGCCGCCAAACTGATTACGGTCACGGGAACGGACACGATCACAGGCACGATGTCGCCTGCATTGGCCTCTTACGCTGCGGGGCAGTTGTTCTATTTCATCGCCAACGCCGCTAATACGGGCGCAATGACGATCAACATTGATGGCCTCGGCGCAAAGTCCATCACCCGCGACGGCTCTACCGCGCTGATCGCAGGTGATGTGAATACGGGCGAAATCGTCGTCATTTGCTACGACGGCACCCGGTTCCAGATGATTAACGCCGCCAACTCGTTTGGCAACACGACGATTAACGGCACCCTGACGGTTACGGGCAACACCGGCCTGCAAGCCAACGTATCCATCACCTCGGCGCTGTCGGTCGGCGGTGTGTTTGCCGTCACGGGCGCTGCAACGCTCGGTAGCACCCTCGCCGTTACTGGCAAGTCAGACCTGCCGACCGTCTCTACAGCCTCTATGAACGCCGCTGTGGCCGTTGTGACGACCGGAACGGTGACTAACCTCACCTCTACGTCAGCCTCTATTGCCAGCATGAACGCGGGCGTTGCGCTGCTGACCACGGCCACGGTCACGACGCTGACCGCCACGGGTGCCTCTATCGCCTCGGCTAACCTTGGCAACGCGGTGATTAGCTCCATGACGCTGACCGGAGCCTCGGTCGCCTCGGCTAACGTCGGCACGGCCACGATTACGGGCAACCTCACCCTCTCCGGCGGCACCGCCAACGGCGTCCTGTATCTGGACGGCAGCAAGGTAGCGACGAGTGGAACGGCGCTGATATTTGACGGCAGCAAGTTGGGCATTGGCGGCACCCCGCCCACCACGCTGTATGTCAAAGGCACGGCTGGCGGAACCGATCCGACAGTTGTTACTGGCGAGCGTGTGCGAATTCAAAGTAACGACACAACGGGCCGAAGCACTTATCTGTCAACAATTGCGGGAACGGCGGCAAATTCGGGAATTCTTTTTGGCGACCAAGATGCCGCAGACGTAGGCCGTATTCTTTACGCGCACGGCACTAACTCATTGCAGTTTTTTACCAACAGCGCGGAAGTCGGAAGGTTTGATTCCTCTGGCAACTTCGGTGTTGGGACGAGTTCGCCTGCAAACAAATTGACCGTTTCATTTTCAGATGCAACAGGCAGCACTCTTGGTTTTTCATTATCAAATACTTCAACATCCACTAATCAGTCGTATGTTGGCATGGCACTGTCCTCGCAAAATGGAACCGTACTAGGCGACGTATTTTGCGTGCCAACAGCAGGCACTGTTTTATCCGGTGGTGGCTTGGTTGTTAGAACGCAAAGCACTTACCCAATAGCGTTTCAAACCAACAACACCGAGCGTATGCGCATCACCTCTGCCGGTGAACTGCTCGTCGGCGGGACGACGGCGATTAACTCGTCAAGCGGGTTTATTGCTTGCGAAAAATTAAACGGGCAATCGGGTATTGCTCTTTTTAGAAACGATACTTCTATTGTCGCAGGCAATCCGTTTGGATCAATAGATTTTTACGGTAACGACACGACCGCAAATGCCGTAACTCTTCATGCATATTTTGCCGCTGTGGCCTCTGGCACGCACTCCGCTGGCAGCAACCCGACCGATCTTACTTTCGGCACCACTGCAACCGGCAGCGCAACTGTTACCGAGCGTATGCGCCTTGACGCCTCCGGCAACCTCGGCTTGGGCGTGACGCCGAGTATTTACACCACCGGAAAAGCGATTGACGTAGGAACAGGATCGGCTTTTTGGGGCGTGAGCAATACACAAACCCAAATACTTAACAACGCATATTTAAATACTGACTTTAAATACAAAAACGGCGGTGCCGCATCTCGTTTGCGGATGGTTGATAGTGCTTTTGAGTTTTATACCGCCCCCTCCGGCACCGCAGGCAACACCATCACGTTCACGCAGGCGATGACGCTGGATGCGAGTGGGAATTTGGGCGTGGGGACGACTTCGCCTTCACGAAGGCTCCATGTCTATAGCACGGGCAACATTCCAGTCCGTATTGAGACAAATACTTCTGACACCAAAATTGAAATTCTGACAAGTTCGGGAACGCAGTATGTTCAAGGCAGCGTTAACGATTTGCTGTTTGGCACCAACAACACCGAACGCGGCAGGTTCACGGCGGGTGGGTACTTTAAGGCGAGTGATAACGGGGCGTATGTTGGAGTGACAGGCACTTACCATGAGTTTAGAAGCACCGCCGCGACTTATATTTCTTATTTAACAAACACCAACGCAGCACCGTTAGGGCAAGTAATTGAATATACAACCGCAACCCCTAACGGAACTGGAAATGTATTTTTATATTGCAGCGACGCCACGGCAGTTCGCGCCACAATCCGTTCTAACGGTGGCTTGGCCAACTACCAAGCCAATAACGTAGACTTGTCCGACGCTCGCACGAAGAAAGAAATTAACCCGGCTTCGTCCATGTGGGACAAAATCGGCGCATTGGAAATTGTTACCTATAAGTACAACGACCAGACGCACGATGATGTAAATGTCGGTGTCATCGCGCAGCAAGTTGAATCGGTTGAGCCGGTGTGGGTGGACAGCGATGGCTTCGGCGAGACGCCGGAAGACGAGGAACCGCTGAAAACGGTTTACACCAAAGACATCACGTTCGCCGCCATCAAAGCCCTGCAAGAAGCGATGGCGCGTATTGAGCAACTTGAGGCCAAAGTCGCCGCATTGGAGAGCAAATAAATGGCTACCGTGATTACATGGAACATCAGCCAACTGGACTGCGTACCGCAAGCCCCCGAAGGCGCTGACTACGTTGTTACCGCACATTGGTCGTGCAACGGCGTGAACGGCGACTACAGCGGCAGCGTCTATGCCACCTGTTCGTTTGCCGTGGTGCAGGGCGAGGCTTTCACGCCTTACGCTGACCTCACGCAAGATCAGGTGCTGGGTTGGTGTTGGGCTAACGGCGTGGACAAAGAGTCTGCCGAGGCTGCGGTAGAGCAGCAGATTCAAAACCAGATTAACCCGCCGATTGTTTCGCCGCCGTTGCCGTGGTCGGCACAACCGTAATAACGCTTATATCAACCATCACAAGGCATAACAGATGCTAGAAGCAAAGTTAGAGATGACGCTAGAAGAAGCCGTCGCTATCGTGAACTTGTTGGGGTCACTCCCGACGAGTCAGGGCGGCTATCCGCTGTGGCAGAAGTTGAAGGCACAGGTTGAGGCGCAGATGCCGAAGCCGGAAGAAGTGACGCAGCAATGAACCTTGCTTTCCTTGCGCTTTTTATCCTGCTCCAGATTGGCGATGTATGGACAACGCTAACGGCGCTAAAAATGGGCGCGAGGGAGGTCAATCCGCTGCTCGCCAAACTGTTTCTGCGCTTTGACCCGCTTGGCGTGATGGTCGTGACCAAAGTGTTTGCGACTTGGGCGCTGTGGTACGCCGATATGTGGATGATCACGATGGTGCTGTGTGCGTTTTACTTGTGGGTCGTGCTGAATAATTGGAAGGTCATACGAGGGTGATATGGAAGTGCAAGTGCTATTTAACATCGTCGTAGGAGTTGCGGCCTTCTTTGGTGGTTGGTCGTTAAACCAAATCACCCGCAGCATTGAGCGTCTGGATAAAGACGTTCGCAATATGCCGCTTAACTACGTTACTCAAACGACGTATCAACGAGACATTGACGACATTAAAAATATGCTCGGCAAGATCTTTGATAAGCTTGATGAGAAGGTAGACAAATGAGCGAAGACATTGAGTTGTTCAAAGCCAAAGTTCAGGCTGAGTTAAATCGGCTTGAGGCTAACTCGTCTGCCAAAGATGTTGCGGGTAAGGCTATTGGCAAGGACGGACTCAAGTACATCACCATCATCGTCGTAATTGGCGTTGCATCTAGTTTGGTTCTGGACTCCGAAAAGATCGCAGCCGTGATGGGTTTGCTTGGCGCTTCGCTGACCGCCCTTATTTCCATGCTCAACGGTATTGCCGGGGCATCGGAGAAAGAGGAGAAGCCGGAGTTTGCGGTCATCAAGGAACTGATTGCCAAGCTTGATCGTCTGGATCGCAAAGAGATGCCAATGCGCGTTGATGTCGAGGGCGATCATGTGACCGTAACCAAGGGCGACGATGTGGTGAGGGCTTCCAAATGATGACCATGATTTCAACCTTTCTGTCTTTCCTTGCTGGTGGGCTTCCCAAGATCCTGCAAATCTTCCAAGACCGACAGGACAAGAAGCACGAGCTAGCCTTGGTCGCAGCCCAGAAGGAGCGTGAGCTGGCGCTGGCTGAGCGTGGCTTTATTGCTCAGGCACGGGTTGAAGAGATCAAGTTGGAGCAGGTTCAGGTGCAGTCCGCAGCCGAGGAGCGCGTAGCCCTGTATCAGCACGACATGGAAATCGGCAAAGGCGCATCGCAGTGGATGATCAATCTACGGGCATCGGTTCGCCCGGTCGTCACCTACATCTTTGTGCTGGAGTTGGTTGCCATCAACATCGCTGGTGTGTGGTATGCCTACAACACGGGTGTGCCGTTTGCTCAAGCGATGGCTGAAGTATTTTCGGATGATGAAATGATGATACTGGCTTCCATAGTGAGCTTTTGGTTTGGCACGCAGGCGTTTGGCAAGAAGTGAAAGTAAGTCCTGAGCTTATTAAACTTGTGAAATGCCACGAGGGTGTCCGAACCCGTCCCTACCAATGTCCGGCGTTAATCTGGAGCGTGGGGGTGGGTCACGTAATAGATCCTGCTCACTTGGCGGTGAAATATGAGGAGCGCCGGAATTTACCGATACCCGAGGGCTGGGACCGGGTTCTCACGATGGACGAGGTGGACCGGATACTTTCTCAAGACCTTGGCCGGTTTGAGCGTGGTGTGGTTCGACTTTGCCCTGCTGCTGTTGGCCGTCAGGGAGTCTTTGATGCTCTCGTATCTTTTGCCTTCAACGTGGGCCTCGGCAATCTCCAACGCTCTTCCCTTCGGATGAAGACCAACCGTGGCGAATTTGAAGAAGCCGCCGACGAGTTTATGAAGTGGACGAAGGCAGGCGGGCGGGTGTTGCCTGGCCTGGTTAAGCGACGCCAGGACGAGCGCGCGTTGTATATGGCTGACGGGCTAGGACTCGAACCTAGATAACAGGGATCAAAACCCTGTGTCCTGCCATTAGACGACCCGTCAACGGCTCAACAAGTATTCAATCTCGTTACGCAGCGTTTTAATCTCTAACTCCAGCAGCGTGGCTTCATCGTATAACCCCAAACGCCGCATGGCTAAAAACGCATTAGCAAGCCTGTCGCCCTGTTTCTGACCGTACCCCCAAGGGATGCGCTCCATCTCCTCTTTCCACGCCCCCGGCGGGCTTATATCGTCTTTCACCATATATCCCGCCCTCCGCGTGAACAGCGCCAATTAGGGGCTGGCACGGAGCGCCATTCACGGTCACGGTTAGCCTTGAGTTTACGCCATAGGTCGATGATCCATCTCATGGCAAAGCCTCCACGCTGTAGTTGCTCGAGGGTGACTTCCAGCCTCGAGGGACTTCCCCTCGAATATGCGACGGATCTACCCACAACAGGCGATTGTTTGGGTATGCGATCCATTGACCGGAATCTAACGCGATGATGTGATGGTCTTTGCTCTGGTCGGGGATCTCTGACCATCCACCGTTGGCCCAGAACACCGAAAACTGGTACACGCCAGGACGCTGGACGCCATCGCGCCCGATCGCCTTAACGCGGTGATTACGCAGGAACTGCATCTCACGCACTTCGCAGAACCGGCTAAAGCTGTCCCACCACACACAGATGTCGAGTGGCAACGGGTCGCAGGGTTTGGAGCAGATCGCGTGTATCGGCATCCTGGCCCACATAGCGCCACACTCGAGCATGACGCTGAACATGGGGACGCGCATTGGCTCCGCTCTGAAGCCTAGGACGGTGGCCAGCGTGAAGTCTCCGTGGCCCTGCTCCTGGTCATATAGGAATTCGTTTCGGACGTAGGCCGTGACATACGGCGTATCTACCATGAAGCTCATACGCCCCTCGCACGGATGGCGGTAGCGCATCGCTCAAGTGTTGGAATATGCGTCAATGCTGTTGGGTCTTGCGGCACCGGAACATCCTCACACACCCGCGCACACGCCTCCCGCTCATGTGCTACGGCTTCGCGCACTCGTACACAGAAAGGATTCTGGCATTCCGCGTGGCAGGAATGAATGGCATTCAGATCCATGCGCTCCCGCTCGGCTGCGGCAACAAGGGCGGCAAACGAATAAAGGGATTCTGAATTGTCAGCTTGGATTTGCTCTGTTACTGATTTGTCATCGTCAATGAAGTCAACGAGGTAAAACCCCACGCTTTCTGCCATACGGAGTATTTCTTCACGGGTCATATCAATCCCTCTTTGCGTAGTTGTGCGATGGTTCGCACCATGCCCTCAAGGTGAGCTAGGCGCACGTTAAGCGGATCTCTGTCGGTGTGTGATCGACGATCTACGGCGTCATGGCAAGCGGAACACGCCCAGGCGCCTAAAGCATCGTCAGCCTTCAATCCCATACCGCTAACCCCTGACAATCTTATGTGGGCCAGCACTACCGTTTCGGAATTGTGGTTGCATATGCCCTCGAGGCGCACCATGCAAGCTCGACCTCTGGCTTGTTTGCGTAGATTCATGCGTAGTACGACGGCGCTAATTCTGGGCGGTGCGTCGCAAACTGATCTTCAGATGTCTGTTGACGGGTGCGAAAAAACCCATCGTGCTGCGGATACATTTTCATAAATCGCCTCGAGTAAAACGCTCGATAGTTGTTGTTGAGTTTGAACGACGTCACCCCGTCACCACCAACGCTATCCTTTTCCCACCGGATGCGCTCAAAAATGGCGTTGACCGAATAGTTTTTATATCCGCGATCAATCATCTGAAACGTAAACTGTACGAACATCTCCCACACCTCTGGATGACGCTTGTGGAAGTCGGCGACTTGCTGCCGCATTTCTTCATGTCTGTTCATATGACGGCTCCGGTATCACGATGCCCATTTCGGCGCAGCGTGTTTCTAGGAATAACAGATAGTCGCTGAATTCTTGCTTGGTCAGTTTGCTAGAGCGTTTGAGCGGGCGCATACGCTTGCGGCCAAAGCCTTGCAGCGTCTCCCAACCAAAACACTCGCCAAGGAAATACTCATGTAGGTCGTCTCGCGTCCAACCTGCCAGCGTCTCGCCACCGCCCTCTAGGACTGCTGGATAACAAACACCCCACAGAAAACGATTCTGATGATCGGTGCGCGGCTTCTTCCACTCCAGCACCTCTATGCACCACGCACGGTCAGGCGATAAGCCCTGCACCATGCGCGTAGCCGCTACGGCTAACTGCTCGGGCGTGGTTCCTTTAGGAAATATGCGCTTCACGCATCCACTCCTCGCCGTACTCCACATCCATGTAGTCCTTAAACCACGGGCCGCCACGGGTGAAATGAACGGCAATCGGGTTCGGACATTGGTCGCGGGTATGCCAGCCCTCGAGATAATTCCAGCTAATTGGCAGCTCACCGATAACGTCGTCGGACAGCCACTCAAAACGGTGCAGATACATTCCCGATCGACGGTTCACCACCTCGGGCGTAAGAGCCTTGACTTGGCTGTGGCCGCAGTTGATAAACATAAACGACGACCAGTTTTTACGGGGGTAAACAGTTTGTACCTGACCATCCATCTTCGTGGTTTCGGTAGGCCGATAATCGTGTTTTACAAGAAAGGCCGCCTTGGCTCCATCGACGTAATCCAATATCCCAGCGATGTCACCGCGGAACAAGAAATCACAGTCAACGAAAACGGCCCACCCGTTATATCCGGCGAGATACGGGGTCAGGAACCGCGTGAAACTAAACTCGGTAGACGAGAACGGATCAAACTCTCGCCAGTAAAGGTTATGTTCCCGAAGCTCTGACTGTTTGATCGGCTGAATGTCCACCGGGATGGAGGCGTGACGCAAAATTGATTTGCGACACACCTGATAGGCGATGTCCTCGCGGCTATCCCACCCGATAAACACCCGCAGGTCAGAAAGGGGTGTCCAGGTCATCCCAATTTCCCTCGTTAATTTCTAACTTCTTGGTGGCCTGGCGCTGCGGCTCGCCACCGCGGGAGAGCTTGCCCTCGCCCTTTGGCTCAAACTTCAAGCTCATGTACCGATCGCCGCTTTTCTGGCTCGTCTTGATCCACGCAGAGATGTTGAAATCTACGTTGTCGATCACGCATGAGCCGCGGTAGTCGGGGCGCTTGGGGTTGTCACCCTTCGCGTTATTCTTGAACAGAACGCCTTTTTGGTTCGGGTCATAATCAGGCACGGTTTTGCTCCTTTGCTATTTGAATGTATTTCTTGATGGCAGACCGTTCCTTGGCCGTCATGGCGTCGGCGACGGCGATATACAGCTCATGGTCAACGTTAATTTGTTCGTGAACGCCTAGCACCGCCAAAGCGATGTCTTTCTCCTCGGCGTCAAGATCAAACGCAGCGCGAAACTTTTTTACAAACAAGTCTCGTTCGGCGGGGTCAATATCTTTACCCATATCGCCCCTAGGGTCGTTCGTAAAGCCCTTACGGCCTTGGGCTGCCTCTGCGTCATCGTCCACCTGTGCAAGCCCAACAATGGCCGCTAATGCGTAACGGCGGGCATAGGTGATGCCTGACCCCTGTGCCTGTGGGGTTACTTCTTTAAATTCTCCCGATTTGCCTTGCACAGCAATCAGCACCGGCATTTCGCCCGCGATCCACTCACCGCTGCTGTGCGCTAACGTAGTCACAAGCACTAGCCCTTGATCGGCCATGCGGGTTGTCTGGATCACCGACAAACCGTTAGCGGCTAACTGCTTACGGCAGGCGTCCCAGCATGACGCAAGGTCAGCGTACTTGGACTTAAAGAACGGGTTGCTGCTGTCTTTCAGCGCCCCCGTGATGTCGGCTTGCGCCTTGGACAGCGCGGCGGCCAATGCGCCTATGGTTTCACTCTGCATCTTCTTGCTCCTTTAGTTCTGCCAAAGCCTTATTGCAGGCTTCTATGCGTTCTTGTTCTTCCAGTTCTTGCATCAATTGGTCTTGGTGATGCCACCAAGTCATATCGTCATCGTGCATGGCTAGCTCGCTCCTCTGCCGGGGTGCAGCCACCGTCGCCGCACGGGTCAAGAATGGCTGCTGTGGCGTATAGCACTACAAGCAGGATGGCTTGGGGTAACCAGCGGCTCATTAGTAATCCTCCCCATAAGGGCCGTTCATCAGCGCGTCGTTGGTGGCGATTTCCTCAAGCTCAAAGATGGCATCTGCGCCGAGGTCACAAATGTCTAGCTTGATGTCGTGGTTAAGCGATGAGGCGGCCTTGTCGTTGTCAAGGAAGATGCCGATTAGGTCGGCAGCCTCAAGGATGATGCCGCCATCTAGGTCTTGGGTGTACTCCACGCGCACCTCAAACTTGTTGTTAAGGGCGTAGAACGTACCGAAACCGTGGAAAGTGTCTTTGCGTGGCATATCTATTGCTCCTGTTGTGTATGTCAACGGTTTGTAGTTTAGCAACCTAAACGGGTGTGTCAAGCGGCTTGTGACTGATTTCGACGGGCCTGCTCGTACTGCATCAGCAGGCGTCCCGCGGCCAACAACTCGGCCTGGTGGCATTGAGGATCGAGGCGCAGGATCATCTGGATTAGGCGCTCGACGGCATAAGCCAGGTCAGCTTCCATGTTCATACGCCACCTCGCACCAGCTTAATCAGGCGCTGGAACTCGGGGATCGTAAACTCGCGCAACTGCCGAGGGCTGATGTATTCAGCCGGGCGGTTAAGGTTCTCGAGGTGGTACAGATGCCAGAGCTGGTGGCTGTGGCTGTAGTGCATATACATGGCCGATTGTGAGGCCAGCATTTTGGCTTGTTGGGCTTTCATATGTTCCTCTCTGTGGAAAAGGGGCGGCTTACGCCGCCACCTCTCTAATCTTGATGTAAGCATCAAGATCAATGTTGTGGTCAAGGTTGTAACGTACAGCGATCTTCTGCGCTTGTTTTGCAATTTGCCGCAGAACGGTCAACTGTTTACGGTCGGATAAATCGCTTGATCGCTCGGCAAAGCGTAGCGCCTGGATCATGGCCTCAAACATCGTCACGCCAGCAATATCACTTGCGGGCAGATTGGCCAACTCTTGAAAATATAAATCGTCGAACATTGTCATATCTCCTGTCTGTGGATGCGTTGTATCTATCAACGAGGCCAGTTTAGCACACTAAACAATCCTGTCAACACCCTATGCAAAAAAAGTTTAGACGGATAGACTGCACAGCATGGATATTCAAAAGCTCATCAAACGATACGGTAGCCAGCAGGCTGTGGCCCTGGCATTCGGTGTAACCAAAGGTGCTGTCAGCCAATGGGTCAAAGCAGGTGCAATCCCTGCGGCCAGGCTGTGGCAATACAAAGCGGGTCACGTTAAAACGGAGAAAAAGCGATGAAACGAGCAGTATTAGCGTTATTTCCCGTGCTGGCCGTAGCACAGCAGATGCCGCCCATCATGGGCTATTTGCCGAACCGGGATAACAACAAGATCACCTTCACGACGTTCCAGGGTGAGTGCAAGCAGGGCAACCGAGTGGCTTACACCCAGGCTGACGGCGGCAAGATCAGCGAGGTTGGATGTTACCGACTTGTCGGTGACGAGATCTTCGTCGTATGGGCAGAGGGTGACGTTTACACTTATCCCCTCGGTAGCGTAATGCTCTCCAGCGAAATGGAAGCGTTCCTTAATCGCCAGCAATGAGCCTTAAAACGAAAAGCCCCCGAGGAGGGGGCTTGACGCGGCAGGGGGGCTGCCTTACGCTAGATTTGCGGATTAAGCGTGATGGAAGTGTGACTGACTGTTCTAGTCATGTCAACGACCCCACCACGCCCAACAGCTCGGGTACTCTGGTCGGGGAAACAACGCACAGAGCCACCTTAAACCTAAATCGGGGCAGCCAGCCTTTAGGTGCGCGGCGTATCGTCGGGAAGCGCAAATGGCAA